CTCTGCCATAATTTACCCCCTTATAGATATTCCTTTATTTTTCATTAACACTTCTGGGTCGAATCTTGCCGTTTGACAATCGTCAATGTCGACATACACAACACCGTTTTTTTCGGTGAGCCCCGCCCACTCAAGATATTCTTCTTTATCTTTTGAAGGACACTGTGCAAGCGAAGTTCCATAACCATTTCTCCAATCGCTCATATCACCATCCATGTGTTCCAGATACGCAAACCCATGTCTGCGAAAGAAACTTGGATTTGCAATAGGATATGCCATTTTTGAAAAGTTGAAAGGTTGTCGGTAGTCTTTTATCGTAACCGTACATCCGTAACAAGAATCGCCACCATAAGACACATAACTCATTTTTGGAACGACATCGATTTTAGTTCTGATATTTGATTTATCAAGTATCAATGCCATTTTCAAAACAGTAAGCCCGCATTTCAACAAAGTATCACTGCTGACATTCCAAGTTCCATTGTTATTAAATACAACATGAATTGTGTTTCTTTTCTCAGTCCGTTCCTGTCTGGTGTAAGAAATCATTGATTTAGGATGACCTTTCAACGCTCTCGGTACGCACGGGGCAAAACCCCTAACATCCTTAACCTGTTTTTTATGCTGTGTAACGATTAACCTTGAATACTTTTCAATGGTTGCTTTAAGTTCCTCAATCTTTGCGTTCCAACCTTCTTTTAAGAATTTTTCTGCCTCTTCATAATTTTTCGTTTGGAACCAATCCGAATTACCACTTTTGCGTGAAGCTAAATTTCTAAACGCTTTGTTTACTGGTCTTTTATTCAAGGCATCCTCGAACTCATACACCGACTTGAATCTTTCAATCTTGAAATCTTTCATATTCAACCCCCCGCTCCGCATCTGCGAAGTCTTTGCTTTATTTGTAATTACATTTTACCGTTTAAGCGGAAACTTGTCTAGATAAATCTTTAACAAAACCTCGCTTTTTTTTATGCAACTTTCACATTCTCACCTTTGCAAGCACGGAAGTAAATGTTATCTCCCATGATGTCTGAAATGTTTGACAGAACATTCCTCAAATCATCTTCAGCCATTGATTTTACCAAGCAAGTTTTCATTACAGTTTTCAGCGGGAGAGCGTGCTTAATGTTTGTAATCTGCTTGATGTTTCGGTAGCTGACTACGAAAGCCATACCGTTCTTTTCAACTTGATTTCGGAAAGCATCTATAAAGTCTACAAGTTCTTCGTCACCACCTGCAAGAGCCATTTCAATCTTGCGGTTATAATCGACCTTAATCAAAACGAATCGGTTAAGTGTACTTGCATCAATTTTTTCACCAACATACATATCATCAGCACCCGTGCCGAATGTGTTGCACGCTGACAAGATTATCAAATCCTCGAACTGAAGTTTTTCGTCATTTGGGAAGGTGAATTCTCTGGCTCCAAGTGCGTCATTGAAAACTTTCAGACTTTCTGCATTTGAACAATCCATTTCGTCAAACAAGAAAACCGCCTTGCGACCTTCGGCTACAGCCTTGCAAGCATCATAAAAGGGTGTTCTTACAAATCGTGAGTTTGCATCCACAAAGCCCGTCAGCTGATATTCGTTGGTTACTGCATTGACCTCATAGAACTCAGCACCGAGAGCCTTTGCAACCTGTCTTGCCATGTAACCTTTGCCCGTACCCGCAGGCCCCGTCATCATAACCGAGTTTCCGTTTGCTGAGTTAGCGAGGATTTCATCAAACACAGGTGGAAGTTCGCCCGTCATCTGCATCGGAGTTTTTTCCGCAACTTTGATTTCATGCTTCACTGGAATCATGCCAAACTCTTCAATGATTTTCTTCTGAATCATCGGCATTACTGTCTCAACTACCTTGTCGGCAGAGTACATAGCGATTGTACCCATAAGGATTTTTTCAAGTTCGCTTCCAAGTGATTTCTGTTTCATAGGTTTTACCTCTTCTTTTGTTTCAGTGTTTTCAATTTCTGATTCTGATTCTGATTTCTGTTCAGTCGGCTCAGTTCCTGCACCGCCCTGTGCAATGATGTTTTTGAGAGTGTCATCAATCCAGTCTCCCTCAAGGACTGCTTTTTCAAGTTCCTCAAGTGATACAACTTCCAAGCACTTCTCGATAAGTGCAAGTCTTTTAGGTGACTTAAACTGAATTCGATAGCCTTTCATTTGGTTGTACTTTCGGAATAAAGGGTATAAAGAGTAAAGTTTCTTTGCATCCATAGTTTTTCTCCCGCACCGCCGAAGCGGTGTCTTTGCTTTATTTTTGTAAGTACAGTATACCACTTTATTTATTTTATGTCAAGAAAAATATAGAAATAAATAAATATTTTTCTTGCTTTTTTTTTGAAACTATAATATATTTAAGACATGAAAACTATTGCAAAAGATTTTAATTTTGGTCTGAGGGTTAAAGAACTGCTCAATGAAAAGGGCATCACTTCGTCTCAGTTTCTAAAAGCAACGGGAATCCCTTGTCAGCGTTTTTATGACTGGTGCAACAAAGGTGCAATTCCCAATGTCATAACGGCTATGAAGGTTGCTGAGTTTTTCAATGTGTCTGTTGAACATTTGATAAACAAAAACACTTCTGACCCGCTTTTGGAAATAATCGAAGTTCTGCAAAGAAAACTGAATAACATCCGTGAGATTTGCAGTTAATCCTCAAGTGTTGGAATCCCGCTGTTTTTACAACGGGATTTTTTTTAGTCAAACAATGTGTTTTCCAATCTGTAGCCGATTCTCCTGTATTCTGTATAAACTGGCTTCCAGATGTATTCACATTGCTTTGCTTTCTTTCAGCGGGTAAGTAAACAGACATAATATCAAGTTGTGCCTGTAAGTTCTACAAGGTTCATTTACACTCCTTTTTCTTGAGATTCAGATTCTATGAGTTTATCAAGATAAAACTTTGCCTTTTTAAGTTCCTGCACTGTCTCATCTTTTTTCCCAACTCTGCAAAGATACTTCAAGGCATTTCCACGCAAAAATCCTTTATATTGTTCTTCCGTCAACCACGCTTTCAATACCTTTATACATTCATAAGGTGTATCTCCACCATAATGTTTCGGGTGTTCAACCATTTCTGACATTATCCCAACTCCTTTTAGATAGACCGTCATTTTTACACTCCACAATATTTGTTAAGAAAAGAATAAAACTCTCCTGTCAGTTTCCGTTTTTCTTCCTCCGTAAGTTCTACGGTCAATGTAGAACCGTTACCGTCAAGAAGCACCTCAATTTCACAATCAGGTAGAATCTTTCTGATTTCTTCTGCCACTCGCTCAACGGCAAATTCTTTTAGGCAACTGTATTCGTTTCCGTCTACAATTACTTTCTCGTGCCGTATCAGTTTTCGTATCTCTGGGCTTCTTTTAGCCGTGTGAGTTTTAAGGGCATTGTACCCTTCTATTATGTATCTTTCGATAATTTCTTCTGTAGTCATTTTTAAGCCCCGAAAAATTCCTTAATTTACTCCTCAAATACAAATCCATCCTCGCTCGCAATTCGCTCAAGGACTTCCATCAAGATTGCCATTTCCCTAACATCAGATTCGCTTGTAGATTTCGGGGTTTTCCTTCCGTGAGAAAACGGAATGTCGACAAGTTCCCATAAGCCTTCATCGCAAGCCCGCCATTTAACACCCATTGAAACTTCGTCTTTAGTCATTCCTAAATACTTACCGTACTCAGTGCATCGCTTCCAGTAGAGGTTGTTTTGTCCTAGGCTTCTCTGCCTGTACGGGGGAGAAAGTTCAACTTTAATATATCCCCCGTGCTTGTCAAAGCAGGTGTCTGTCAAATCCTTCAAGATTGTCCTTACACCCGCATTGTCAGTAACAAGCCTTAGTTCGCCTTCCCGTATTGAGTAAGAATCAACCTGCATGATTGCCTTAATCTTCATGACTAATCCCCTAACTAGTGCCTAGTTTATTCCATGCTCCCGCATCTTCTGTATAAGTTTATCAGATAGCTTGCCTAGCCCCTCAATTCCCCACATTTTTTGAAATTCAAATATAAGAATGTCGGAAATAACATCAAGATGATTGCCGTAACTGCTCCCCACATCTACCGAAGCATTGCATTCCAGACTGCAAACCATTTCCCCGTCAAGCGTATGGTCGATAACCCAAGTTCCGTACTTTCTGATAAACATTTCCTTCTGAGGAATCTTGTGAGCATACTGGCTCTGACCTTCAGACAAAGGCTTCCCGCACACGCTACAGACTCCACAACTTCTTCTTACTGCTTCAGTTCGCTGTTCAACCTGTCTCTGCTCCATCTTGTTTATCCCTTCAATGCCAAGCAAATCTTGTAGACCATGAAAAGGTTCATCAAGTACAGTATATAAACTGCAATTCTCCATTTTGTCCTTTCAGACAACCGCCATTTTCTGCAATAAACCTTGCGACCATTTTTTTTAACTTCCCTCACCACCCACATCAGACTCACTCCTTAATCAATTTTTTTGCCCTCGAAACTATAGGAATCAAATCTTTCAAAACTTTTTTCGCTTCCCGAAGTCCGTCAAAAGCATCATCATACATTTTTTCCAATACTCTGAATGTCTGATTCTGTTCGTTAATCTCGGCTCTTAATCTGTCATTTTCCGCTTCAAGAACTTTAATTTTTTCAGCATATTCAAGTTCTCTTGTGATGTTTGCCATTTTTCCTCTTTGCCCTGCTCTGCAAGGTCTTTGTTTATTTCGGGGCTTTTTCTTTCCCGATAATTTATACTACCATATAACGGATATTGTGTCAAGAAAAATCTTTATCTTTTTTATTTAATTTTTTCATCCGCTCAAGTTCACACTCCAAGCGGTCAAGAATGGATTCGTCATCCTTGAAATAAGTGTACAACCAATGTATACAGCGGTGAGTGAGGTTGTTCACGCAAAGATAATCATCGCCCTCAAGGTTGTCGTAATTCTCAGCATCCAAATCCTCATGGTGCAAAGCCCATCTCTTGCGTAAAGGCTTCAGCGTAATTTCGTCTTTGTTTCCTGCACGCTTCCGCTCAGATTTTCTCTTCGCATCCCATGCCTTAGATTTTCTAATGTTGCGTTTTATCTTCTGGACTTCATTCATAATTTTGTTTTTCCCGTCTCAATTTTAAAATTGCTTGGATAATAATAACAACACTCTCTGCATTTCTCAAGATTATCCCAAATACTTATATCTTTGAACTCACACTGAGAACATGGGTCTATAACATTCGGAATGTCATTTATGAAATTCTCGAAAACCTCAAGTTGGTCTTTAAGTTCTTTTCTGCTCATTTATTCCCCCTTCAAAAAGTCCATTGCTCTCTGCCTTGCGTATTCATCAGAATTACTCAGCAGGTCTTGAATGATTGTCTTTGCGTAACTTATTTTATCTGCGTATTCCCTGCAACTTTGAAATGTAGGAAAACCCAACTGAACAAGATTATTTCTTGTTCTTTCTGCTCCTGCTCATTTTCTTCCTCTTTTTTATCATCAGTATCAAAATCAAATAGCAAATAATGCTGCTGACTATTGAACCAAGTGCAATCGAAATAATTAACTTAGCATCCATTTTTTCCCCCTGCATCCTCGTAATCTTAATTTAATTCTCCGTGTATTTTAGATTTTATTGCATACAAGCAAATGTTGAATAATGAATCTGATGATTTTGCAACCATTCCAACTGATTTGCACTTGCTCTATATTGAGAGTATACAGCTTTATCTGAATTCAACTCTTTATGAACTTTTATCCACCCTCTACTTTCAAGTTCTTCTTCATCATAACCGAGATAATCTTCTGCAAGTTCTTGATGTTTTGTGTAATCACAAGGATACCATTCACTAAATGGAGACAACCATCCATAAGGGGAATCCTTTTTAATCAAATATGAGTAGAACTCTTTTCTGTGCAATTTAATAAATTGCTCTTTTGTTCCATTGAAAACACCACTTGCAATAATTTCAATACATTGTTTTATACAAAAACCGCCACTAAAATTTCGATAAATCCATCCATAGCGGTCGTCTGGTTCAGGAAACAAATAATGTGTTTCATCTGAAAGAGAACCATCAGCAGATTTATTTTTTACTTTAACCCAATTCATTTCTCTATCTCCTTCAAGAACTGCTCTATGTTGCTGTCGTTTATTGCTTCCGACAAATTGTCATAGGCTTTTTCTTCTGACCTACACATCAAGACATCTCGCCCAGCATTGTAAAGTCTCAGTATGATTTCTTTTGCTTTGGTGAGATTTTCGTTAAAGTCTATTAAATCTTTTTCATACTGTTCATTTTGCGCAAGGAAAGTATTTCGTTCATTTCTTAAAGAAAACTGTTGCTTTTTCAGTTCTGCATTTTCCTTTTCAAGCATTTTATTTCTTTCTTGCAAATCGTGTATTGCCTTTAACAACTTACACATAACGTCAAGTTTTGGATTTACGCTAGGTACTTCTTCAGTCATTTTCTTTTATCTCCTTATTTTTCGTTAATTTTCTATAGCATTTAGTGCAGTAATAAAACATCAATTCACAACCATATTCACTGTGATATAATAATTTCCTAAACAAGATTTTTGTTAATTTTCCACAACCATCACATTTCATTTTCTTTTACATCCTCTCAATCAGTTCCTTGTCTGTGATTTCTGTCTCACCGTCAAACAAGACAAAATCTACATCAACGATTTCAAAATCTAAAAATCTATCGCTTTATCAGAAAGTCTGTTTATTTTATTCTTTTTAGATTCTGTTATTTGTCACTCTCCTTTGCTATTTCAGCTTCAGCATCAATCCCGCTTTCATATCCTTACTCCTCCGTGTATTTTGATATCTCGCACCAAGCGATAATTTCTTTATCAAGATACAACGTGTTTCCGTCATAATCAGAGCAGAACCACTCATAAGCCCGCCCGTGTTTTCGTCTTATGGCGACAGTGACATATCCGTTTTTGGTGCAGGCAAGAATCGGATAGCGTTCGGCGTGCATTTCCCCGCTTGTGGGCGGAAAATCTCCGTCAGCGACCTTGTGCCACTCTGGTCTGCGGGCTTTAAGTTCTGCATTTTCCTGCTCAAGTTCTGCAATACGCTTTTTTCTTGCTATGCAGGTTTCGGTAAGCTCGTGATTCGTTTCCTTGAAGTCCTGAACCTCTTTTTCCCGATACTCGTACATTGTCTGAACCATAAGATTCTTGCTCATAGCGTCATTAAATGCTGAATAAGTCTTGATTCTCTGCAATGTCGCACTATCGATGTCGTCATACCATGCTTTCATTTTTCCTCCTCTTCTTCATCTGAGTAATTATGTATACAGTCACTGCATACCGTGAACTGATACCCATTTTTATCAACTGTGTAGTTGCCTGTTCTGCCACAATCACAACACGGCTTTAATCCGAAATAATGTAAAATCGTCATTTCTCCTTTTCCTCTCGTTCTTTCAACCACCCGAAATAATTCATAACCTCTTCATGGTCTGCCACTTTTTCTTCTAACTGTGCAATCTCGACTTCTAATTTATCTTTCAATTCGTTGTTCTGTTCGATAACAACGAACATCATTACGACAAATAGAATTGCCCCTGTACACATCCCGCAAATTACACCCGCCCAATAATTCAAGGTTGCTCCCCTTTTCTATTTCCGCCGAGACTCGAACTCGTGTTGTCCTAAGAGACATTCGGCTTCTTACCCCGAATCTGTCTTACCCTTCCAGCACGGAAACATCTGCCGTTTTTCGATTTCCTATCGCAAAAGATTTATCCTAATTGCATTCTGCAAAGTCGCCCCGGAACGGCCACGGCGATACGAAAAAAAACGCTACACAAACATTTTTTCAATTTAAATGTCTGTATAAATAGATTTTGAGCCTTATTTAGTGGTCTGCTCGTACCGCCTAGTCACTTGCCATTTGTCGCATGGCTACGATTTTTTGTAAGTATCAACGATACTTTCGGTCAACGACCTATGGGGATTGAGGGAGTCGAACCGCTCTAAGTCCACGCTAGCAAAGACGACTTGCACTAGTTAATACAAGCCCGCTTTTCCGATTGCATAAATCCCCAAAAAGTGCCATTTAACGCATGGCTACGGATTACACGGAATTCTACGCCACTATTATCTCATAATGGGTTTGAGGGGTGTTCCAGTCTTTTTTATTTCAAGAGTTACATGGAATCCAAAAGTAAGTTCTCTCTACTCTGTTTTCAAAGCAAAGGTTGTATTCCATGAAAACAGTAACTAAGGAATGTGCCACGCCCCTTTGCAGGCTGTCCGTGAGAGACCACACATACTGGGATTGAATCACGGCTTATCCCTCTGTTTATTGTGTCCATCTCCTGCTGGAACAGGCAGGAATCGAACCTGCGACCTTGAAGATTTAACTTCCGCTCTAACCACTGAGCTACTATCCTATCGGTCTCGCCCGCCCTGCTGAATGTTAAATTCGGGTGAGGGAGGACAGGGCGGACAAAACCTAAACCGTTGTGAGGGTTTCGCACCCTCTAAACTGAAAACCCCTCGTATTCAGTTCCGCTCGGCAACAGTTCTGTGCTTGCTGTTTCGCTTAGGTTCTCCTTACTGTCTTTAGGATTTCACTAAGTCAGCCCCTTGCACAGCGGTATCAGTTTATCTTTCCAACTTGCTAAACTGCTCTTTTAATTTAATTCATTGTATCATGAATAAGTTTATCTTGTCAAGATTTTTCTTTATTTTCTTTAATGTTTTTTTATTGCATCCGTTAATTCTATCGTCATTTTCAAGCCCCCTCTTGTACACGCTTTGACTTCCTAAAACTTCCCCAGTTAAACTCGACTGTCGTACAGACTTCGGTAAATCTGTCATATATAGCCTTGCCCAAGAAGTTGATAAACGCTTCTTTCTTGCCGTTGGTCGTAAGCACAAGGGGTAGGTTGTTTGAATATCTGGCACTGATGATGTATGAAAGCAGAAACTTTTCCAACTCTGGATTTAACGGATATTTTCCGCAGTCATCGATTACGAGCATCTTGCAAGTTGACATATAATCAAGAATCTCTTCCCGTGACCTTTTTGCCTTGAAACTTGTTGCTGAATCATACTGCACGCAAAGCATTGATGACACTACAAAGATTCCCCCGCACTTACGAATTACAGAACTTGCAAGATGTGTTTTCCCGTTCCCGTTTTCCCCGCACAAAATTAGAATCCTGTTACGGGGCTTCTCCGCAAAGTCCATAACACGATTTTTTACAACTTTCATTACATCCGTATCGGTAGCGAAAGTCTCAAAACTTTCTTCATAAAACTTTGCAGGAACTCCCGAAGTCTTGTATCTTTCCAAAGCATCGGCTTTTCTATCCTGTTCAACCTTCGCCCAATATTCCTCAACCGCTTTTTCATCGGATGGGGTAATCTCAACGCTTATTCCCTTGAACATTAAAAATCACACTCCCGTACAGTAACAGAATCATTGTCAAACCTTCCCCCCGTTGAGTTTATCAACTGTGAGAGAATACCCGCACTTAATATCGTTGTTAAGGCATACCCCTTTTCAACGACAAACTTGTTATTGATTGACTGTCTGACCGCTTCGGAAATCTTATCAACCCC